GAAGCGGCTCAATTGGATCTGCGCCAAGCGCTCGGCCGCCGACAGCGTTTCAATCCATCTGCCTTGTATTTTCACGATTTCAGCGGAGCCATATTCGGTCTCACGCTCAAGATCGACATTTGCGAGCGCGGCGCGATAATTGTCTTCCTTGTCCGCGTTGTCAGTTGGGTCGCGCTGGCCGTAATAGACCCAGGTCTGGCTGATGCGTTTATTGGGCTGCTCGGCAACCTTCAAGGAGCCCTCGATGATCCGCCCGGCATCGAAGATGTCGGCGTCGGTTGCGATCTCGCGCAGCACTTGCAGGCGGATTTTCTGGGCCAGATCGTCCCACCACAGAGCAAGCGCGGCCTGATGGATCAGCTCGGCGATCAGCTTCTTGACGCTGGTCGGCTCGGTGATGGTGGCGGCATAGATGACGCCAAGATGGGCGGCGGTCTCGGCCTGCCAATCGGCGAGCGGAATATAGCTTGCCGGCGTCGCGGCATAGCCGGTCAAGAGATCGTTCAGGATCTCGGCAACGTCATTGCCGGGATAGCGCAGCGCGAGCTGCACGCGGTCGCCGGCGTCATGGGCGATCGCGGTGCTGCCGAGCTCGCCGCGCGAGATGGTGAGCGTATCGCCGGCGCGGACAAAGCCGGCGATCTCCTTGCCGCCGATGCAGACATGGCCCGAGGCCGGATATTCGGCATCGCCAATGCCGGCGGGGGTGAGGATCGCGACCGCGCTCACCGCATCGATGCTGCCGGCCAGGCGCCCATTCGACAAACGGGGCGCTTGGGCGCGGTCGTCATCGGCGAGCTTCAGCGCATCCTTGGCCTCGATGGTGTAGAGCGCATCGAGCGTTGGCCCGTCGGTTGCCTCGATGAGATAATGCCGGGTCTCCATTTGCTGAAGCCCCTGGCCGAGAAGGCCGCGAATGAGGCGCAAGGGCCGGCCCCTCAGCCTCGTGCCGTAACGGGCGCGCCATTTGCCCCAGAACGTGCCTTGCGCATAGGGCTCGCCGGCAAAGATATGGCGGTGATCGCTAAGCACGATCTTGAGCGAGGCGCGCTGGCCGAGATTTTCCCCCAGAGAAATTGTTGCCGGCGTGAAGGAGACCGATTGGATCGAGGGGATGGCGTCGATCTCGGGCGGGAGATAATCGGCGGCTTGGGCAAAGCGGTAGGTGACGATCTCCTCGGGGTTTGCCGGCGTGAAGGACGGCACGTCGATCTCGATAAAGGTCAAGGACTTCATCGGACAATCCCCTCCAGATCGATCGCCACTTCCATCATGCCGTTGCTGCGCTGATTGACGGGTTTGGGGTCGTTGACGATCCAGGCATAGCCGACCTCATAAGGATAGCTCGCCGGCCGCCAGGCGAAGAAGAACGGGACCTCCTTCGCCGCCACGAGAAAGGGCTCCATATGGCTGCGGTACCAGCCGGGCGTGATGTTCCGAAGGGCAAGGCTGGCGCCGGTTTTTTCCGAGAGCACGATGCGGCCGAGAAAGGCCCCCGAGATGCTTCTGGGATTGGCGAGCGTCAGCTCCCTCGCATAAGGCATCGGCGCATGGCCGACATAGATGCGCCGCTGCAAGACGAGCAGCTTGCCGAGATAGATGACGGCGGCCGTTGGCGCGCCAAGGCCCGGCTGGAGCCGCACACGGATCGATGTGATGGCCTGGGGCGCGAAACGGATGAGGAGCGGTCCGTCATTGGGCGGAATGAAGGGGGCAACGATCTCCTCCCAGGCGGCCGCCCCGTTCAGGATCTCGACCGAGACGGGGATCTGCTGAGTGTGGAAATTGTGGCCGGCGATGCCGAGATAGTCGAGAAGCTCGGGGCTGTTGGCGGCGATGGTGATGAGCTCATCGGCCGGCGGGGCCGCAACAAGACCCCGCCAGCGCAGATAGGTCGAGGGATTGCTGAGGTTCACGGCCGGCCAGGCGGGGTCCTCGGTCGAGGCCGCGATATTGGCCGCATCGACGAGACTGTCGTAGCCGATGACCGGATTGTCGGCCGTGACGATCCCGCCGCCGGAGGCAAGGTCCGACAGCACAAGGCTTTGCGCGATGACGAGGCTCATTGGAGGACGACCTCCCCGCCATCGCGCTGATATTGCAGGAGCTGATTGGCGAGCGTCTTGACGGCATCGCCGGTGAACAGCGCCCCCGGCGAGATGCCTTGCACGATCAGCTTTTGCGGCGCCTGGCTCTGGGCCGCCGAGGAGGCCCCCGCCGAGCCGCCCCCTGCGGCGCCGCTGCCGCCCCCGCCGCCATTTTTGGTGGTCCGCCGGATATTGGCGACCTGGGCGAAACCGGCGGCGGCGGCCGCGGCGGCCGCGGCGATATTGACCGGCCAGGGGACGTTCGCCCAGGCATTGGTGATCGCCTGGAAGGTGTTGATCAGCGCCTGGGCGATGGCGACCGCCTTATTGTTCTCGAACACCTTGCCGAGATCCTGGGCGATGCTGCCGGCCATGGAGGCATAGGCGTTCGAGGCCACGAGCGCCGCGTTCTGCATGGCGAGCGCCTGCTGGGCGGCCGAGAGCCCGCCGGCGTCGAACGCCTCCTTGATCCGCCATTGCTTCTCGATCAGCGCATCCATCGGCGACTGGATGTCCTCGATGATCCGCGCGGCGCTCCGGAGCGCCTCATTATGCCGCTCCTCGATCAGCCGCGTCAGCGCGTCGATCCCCTCGCTCATGGGCGCGACATAGCCGTCGCGGAAGGCGCTCGCCGCCGCCGGCATGATCTCACCGGCAACGCGCGTGGCCGTCCCGCCCAGCCGCTCGATCGCGGTCTCCCAGGCTCTCGTGCGGGTGACGGCGTCGTCCAGCGTCTTGAAGGCGGCGGAGAACTCGAAGCTGGCGAGCTGGCCAAAAGCGACCTGGACCGCATCGGCAAAGCGGGTCAGGCGGGCGACAATGTCCGCGATTTTGCTGGCGATCAGATCGCCGACCGTGTCCCAGATGCCGATAATGTCCTCCTTGAAAATGTTCCAGGCGGTGACCGCCGCGCTTGCGGACACGACAAAGGCGGCGATCGGCCCGCCGGCGGCTATCAGGCCGGCGGCGGCCGCGCCGACCGCGGCGAACACCGGCACGAGCGAGGCGAGCGCATTGGCGAAAAAGCCGGCCGCCACGGCGGCGGGGGCCAGCACGGCGGCAAAGGCCGCAAGCTTGGCGACCGTCTCCTGCATTTGCGGCGACAGGCTCTTGAAGGCCCCGGTGATCGCCTCGGTCAGATCGGCAAGCTCCCGGATCGCCGGGGCGAGCGCGGTGCCGAGCGCGATGCCGAGCGCCCCGACATTGTTCTGCAGGCGCTGCGTGGCGGCGGCAACCGTCGCATTCTGCTTCTCAAACGCCGCGCCGAGGGCATCGGCGCCTTGCCGCATGTCCTTGAGGGTTGCCAGATAGACCCCGTTCTGCTTTCCGGCAAGGCCCACCACGGCGTTATAGGCCTCGACCGATCCTAAGAGCTTGATCAGCTGGGCGTCATTGCCGCCCGTTGCATTGACGATCCGCTCGAAGGCGGTGACGAGGCCGCCGGACTGCTCCACCAGCTGCTTGAAGGAGCCGGCGCCGAGCGCATCGAGGAGCGCCTTGGCCTCGCGGGTCTCGCGCGTCAGCCCGGCGATGGCGGCGCGGATCTGGGTATGGGCCTGGGCGGCGGGCAGGCCCGTCGTCGTCAAGGCGGCAATGCTGGCGAGGTAATCGTCGAGGGCGATGCCGGCGGTGGCAACCGTCCCGGCGACCGCGCCAAAGCCTTGCGCCAATTGGCTGATGGTGGTCTTGCCGGCTTTGACGGTCTTGAAGATCGCGTCATAGACCGCCCCGGCCGCCTCGCCCTTGAGGCCGAAGGCGTTGATCGAGGAGGTGACGAGATCGGCGGCTTCCTTGGTCGTGCCTAGCCCGGCCACGGCGAGCTTGGCCGAGTTCTCCAAAACGCCCATGGCCTCGCCCGCCCCGATCCCGGCCGAGCGGATATCGTAAAGCGCCCCCGTCAGCTCGGAGAGCGCCACCGGCGTGCGCCGTCCGACCCCGATGACCTCATCCGACATTTGCGCAAGACTCTCGGCCGCGCTGTCAATCAGCGTGCCGACATTTGTCATGCCCTTCTCGAAATCGGACGAGGCCGAGAGAATGGCGCGGCTGACATTGGCAAAGCGCTGGGCGGCAAGGATCCCCGTGTTGACGAAGATCGAGGCGCGGTCGATCTTGGCGCCGATATCGGCGATCCGGCCGCCGAGCCCGGAGAGTTCGCTCTGGATTTGCTTTGAGCCGCGGCGGAACTCGCCCGCATCCATGGCAAGCGTGACGCGAAGCGCGCCGATCTCGGCCTCAGCCATAGGTCTCCTCGTAGATTTGCCGGACTTCGTCTTCGGTCATCGAGCCATACATCTTGACCGGCTGCTTGGCCTCGATCAGCCACCAGAGCTCCGCCGGGCTCATGGCCCAGAACTCGGTCCGGCTGACCCAGCCCTGGCCGACCGCAAGCTTGAAACACGCCTCGACAAGCGCGCAGCGGCCTTGCGGCGGTTTCCCCGGCTGTGTTCCTTGCGCATCGCGCTGGCGGGCAGCATCATGTGCAACAGCACCTGGAGCGAGAGCACCGCTTTTCTGGTCTCCTCGCCGCCGCGATAGATCCCGGCATAGACCTCATCGTCGGCGACCTTGGCCCCGGCAAAACGCAGCACCGCGCCATAGGCCTGGGAGAGTCTGGCGAGCGGCGCGGTGCCGCGCTCGGTATAGTCCTGAAGCTCGACCATGGTGATATGCTGCTCGATGCGCGCGATCGCCCCGAGCATGGCGTCGGAAGGGATCACATAGTCCTGTCCCTTCCAGTTGAGGCGGATGTCGTCGAACACCTTCATCTTACGGCCCCGGCGTGTAGGTGACGATGCCGCTCGACATCAAGGTCGCCTCGAAGGTGGCGGCATCATTATAGGCGCCGGTCTCGCTGTAGCTCGACAGATAAAAGCTGCCCGCGATCTTGGCGCCGTCGTCATATTCGATCTCGGCGAGCTTGGTGCGCGTGCCGCCGAACCAGTCGGCCTTGAGCACATGGCTCTTGGTCACGCCCGAGAGCGAGATCTCGACCTGGTTCTCGGCCGGATCGGCAAGGAGCTCGCGCCAGCCGGAATTATCGTCCGCCGTCACATCGACCGCCTCGCCATTCAGCGTCACGCCCTTCTCGCGCACGCCCGCAATCTCGGCGAGCGGGGCGGCCGCGCCCCATTTGAATTTGATCTTGCGTCCCAGTCTTGCCGCCATGGCTCACCTCCTCATTGCTCCGTCCACACCAGAAAATCGAGCGCGGTGCGGAAGGGGTAGTCCGCCGCCTCCGCCCCGCCCTCGCGCAAATCGCGCTCGGCATCGAGCTCGATGAATTGAAACACCGTGCCGGCGACCGTTCCCGCAAAGCCGCTGAGCGCCCCCGTCACCGCCCGGGCGAGCGTCTTCGCCTCGCCATAAGTCGTCGCCCAGCAATCGATCTGGATGCGCGCCTCGGCGAGCCCGACCTCGCCCTCATCGGCATAGAGCGGGGCGCCATCGATCCGGTGCAACACGATGGCCGGCAGCGCCGCGCCTTGCGGCCTGGCCCCGGGATAAACCCGCCCAGCCGCGATCGCCGCCACACCGCTATCGGCAATGAGCCTCGCGATCAGCGCTTCTTCCATAGGCTGGCTTTACGTATCGCCGCGTGATACGTTTTGCATTGAGGTGCGCCCATGGCCGACGATCCGCTGAGCCCCATCCATCCCGGCGAAATCCTGCGCGAGGAATTCCTTGCGCCGCTCGGCATGACGCCCTATGCGCTTGCCGCGGCCTGCAATGTGACGCGCACGCGCATCGAGCGGCTGGTGCGCGAGGAAACGCCCGTGACGCCCGATACCGCCTTGCGCCTGGCCCGGTATTTTGGGACCAGCGCCGAGTTCTGGCTCGGCATTCAGACCCGCTTCGATCTGGAGAGGACGAGCCGCGCCCTCGCCCCGGAGATCGAGGCCATCCACCCCCGCGAGCCCGCCTAAACCCACCATCCTTGCCTATCCCCTCGCCTTTGCCCTCTTGCGCGCCAGGCGCGCGGCGGATTTCTCGATCTCGGCCCACAGATCGTCCTTGAGGCCTTGAAGCAGCGCGTCCTTGCCGGCGTCCCAGGCCGGGCGCAGAAAGGCCCGCGGGGCATTGTGCTGGGTGCCGAACTCCTGCATATGCGCCTGCGGCAGGGCGCCCGCGCCGATGAACATCTCGATATCGTCACGGGCCACCTTGCGGCGCATCCGGCGCTGGCGCCGCGTCAATTTCGTCGAGACGCCGATCGACTGTTTCAGATCGCCCTCATCGACCGGCGTGAGGCTCCTGGCGTGAGCGGCGATCGGCTCGGCGCGCTTCTTGAGCACCCGGCGCACCACGCGCTTGGCGGTGGCGTCCGGGAGCGCCCGGAGCGCCGTTTGCAGCTCCTTGAGCCCCTCGATCCTGACCTTGATCGTCATCGGTCGGCTCTTGCCACGGCGTCGATCTCGCGCCAGGCGCGGCGGCCGATATCGCGCACGGCGGTGATGTCATAGAGCCGGCCCTCGAACAGAATGCGGTCCCTCGGATCGATGCTCGCGGCCAGGCTCGACCAGCGAATGGTGAAGCGCGTGGTGATCTCGGCCCCCACTTCTTGCGCCCGGTAGCGCTCGGCGGCGCTGACATCGCGCCGGCCGGCCCAGAGCGTGACGAGGTCCGCCCAATTCGCGACCGGCTCGTTGAAGGCGTTCACGGTCATTGCCGCCCGCTGGATGGCGATGCGGCGGTCGAGCTTGCCCGCGCTCATGCGAAGCGCCCCACGCGGTAGCGGCCGAGGAGCTCCTTGAAGCCATGCTGGATTTCGGTCGGGACCTCGCCGATGACCACGGTCTCGCGCTGCTCATACCAATGGCCGATCAGCATCAGCATGGCGATGCGCAAGGGCTCGGGGATCGCGCTGAGATCGGGCGGGATTTGATCCGTCCCCGGAAAGCCCGCCGTGAAGGTGATATGCGCCGCATCGTAGCGTTCGCGCACGATGGGCCAGGAGAGCCCGTAAGCCGGCTTGATGCGCGCCTCGAAGCGTCCCTTGCGCCATTGATAACCGGCGGGCTGGACGGTCTGCATGACGCCCGCCTCATCGAGATAGCGGACGGCATCGATGGAGAGCACCGGCCCCATCGGGATCCAGATCTCGCCCATGAGCCGGTCGAGCCGCATTTGCCATTGCGCGGCGATAAGGGCGAGGCCCGCCCCGTCCGGCCCCTCGACCGTATCGCGCGCCGCCTTGATGGCGCGGGCAAGCAGGGCATCCTCGGCATCGTGATCGATCCGGCAATGCGCCTTGACCTCGGCAAGCGTGAGGGCCTCGGCCGCCGGGGCCGAGAGCCGCTCGATCCTATCCCACATCGGTTATGCCGGATGCGCCAGATGCTTCACCGCGGCGGTGTCGAGGAGTTCGCCATCGAAGCGGGCAAAGCCGATGAAGCCGACCTGGTCGAAATCCGCATAGCGCTCGACGAGACGGCGGATGGCGATCTCCTGGACGCGGCGGACAATGTAGCGGTTCATCGCCCCGAACAGCACCGAGCGGGCCGTGGCGGCCGGCACCGCCATGGCCTGGTTGATCACATAAGGATGATTGAGGATCGCCGCCGGCGCGCCGGAGCGGGCATCCGCCGGCTGCCAGATGTAATTGCCTTCGAGGTCCTTCACCTTCCTCAGCTGCTTC